ACGAACCGGTAATGATTATTTCTGGCGACAAAGACTTTGCTCAGCTGCAGCGTTTTAGTAATGTAGCGCAGTATTCTCCTGTGCAGAAAAAAATGATCAAAGAAGACAACCCGCGCCGTCAGCTGCAGGAGCTAATTCTTAAGGGAGATCAATCTGACGGTGTGCCAAATGTTCTTAGCGGGGATAACGTTTTTGTAGACGGGATCCGTCAAACACCACTTAGATCAAGGGCAATTGAGCAGCTGCTTGATAATCCTAAATCTCTTGGTGAAGAGGTGTATAGAAACTACCTACGAAACAAAAAACTGATCGACTTAACTGAAACGCCAGAACAGATCAAACAGGAAATTATAAATATCTACATCAGTGTTGGTGACAAAACTGATAACAGTAAGAAGGTAATGAATTACCTTATTAAAAAGAGATGTAAGCAACTAATTGAAGTTGTTGGAGATTTTGTATAATGGCTATAACTAATCCAAAATATGTGTTTGAAGTTATTGAGTTGGTATCTCAAGCTAAAAAAAAGGAAGACAAGATCTTCTTGTTAAAAAAGCACGTTACTCCAGCGCTAAGAGATGTTTTAAAGGGAACATACGACGACGCTATTGTGTGGAATTTGCCTCCCGGCCGACCGCCATACGAACCCGCTGAAGAACACAACGCACCGTCTAATTTAAAAAAACAAAATATTCAATTTAAGTATTTTGTTCAAAACGGTCCCGGAAAAGATATGATTCCGCTTAAGCGTGAGACAATGTTTATTCGGTTGATCGAATCTATTCACCCAAAAGACGCTGAGCTTGTACTCAATATGATCAATAAACAAAAGATTATTGGAGTATCAAAAGCATTAGTACAGGAAACGTTTCCTGGGCTAATATCTAAATGATGTGTAAGTGATTCCTTCATAATAATAAAATAAGGAGTATTGCATGACTACTCAGCTCGAAAGACTTAAGCAAGATGTTCAAAACCTTGATATTTTTATTTCAGAAGTCCAGAAGGCCGGAAATACATCTCTTGTCGAAAGACTCTCCAGAAAGAAACATTTATTGACATCTTACATAGCTGAGACACAATTAGCAGTACAATAAGGAGGAAGTTCAGCTAGCTGGTTCGCCAGCTAGCTACTTTTCAAGCATGCCGACATACACCATGAAAAACAAAAATACAGGTAAAGAAATCACTCTTATCTGTTCAATAGCAGAGCGTGACAATATGATTGCGTCAGGTGATTGGACTCAGTCTCTTGTAACTCCAAATTTCGTTTCACAATCAGGTAGCACAGTTTCAAAGACCAGCGGAGATTGGAGAGATCTTCTTAAAAGGATCGACAAAACATCCGGTAGGGGCAGCAAGATAAAATACTGATATGAAAAAAAGCTCATCCGCTACCCCAAAGTTTAATGAGATCGAAACGTTTGTTCCACAGACACAAAATCAGCAGCTAGCTGAGCAGCTTTGGAGCGAAGGTCATAACCTCATTCTTTCCGGCTCACCAGGTACAGGTAAGACGTTTATGGCTCTACATTTTGCATGTAGAGACTTGCTTTCTGGTGATGGATATGATAAAATTGTTGTAATAAGATCTATTGTTGCAACAAGAGACCCGGGGCATCTTCCTGGAGATCTTCAAGAAAAGGCCGGGCCGTTTACATCTCCTTATCCAGGACTAATTAAGCAGATTTTTGGATATGAAGAATCGTACAATAAAATGATTCATACAAAGAAGTTGACTTTTGAGACGACTTCATTTATAAGAGGTATGACGATAGACAACGCTGTCATCATTGTAGATGAAATGCAGAACTTAAACTTTCACGAGCTCGATTCAGTTATTACCCGCGTAGGAACAAACAGCAAGATCTTTTTTGTGGGTGACTACAAGCAGAGTGATTTTACAAATAATCGAGAGCGTGATGGTATTCTTAGGTTTCTCGGTATTGTAGAGCTCATGAGCTCTTTTCGCCTCGTAGAGTTTGGATGGGCAGATATTATTCGCAGTGGGCTCGTCCGCGATTACATCATGACTAAAGAAATGACAAACATGGGAGATTTCTAATGCTAGACATCGTCTTTTGGGTACTTGTTGGTGCCTTTATTGGATGGAACTTGCCTCAGCCATTCTGGGCAACTTGGATCCAAAATAAGATCGTTGAGCAGTACCAGAAATGGTTCTGATTTACGGTAACTCACGTTGTGGCTGGTGTGAAAAGGCTAAAGATTTAGCTGATCGTTATGAATTACCTTATGAGTATCGCAACGTAGATAATGATCATTATTTGAACGAGTTAAAAATAAAACTCGTAGAAGCGCAAAAGCGTGCTTCTACAATCCCTCAGATATGGTGGAATGGTAACTATATCGGAGGATATGAAGATTTTGCTCAGGAAATCGAAAATACCCTGGGCGCAAGCTACGGTCAAGAGCGTTTTTAGAAAGGATATATAGAACGATGGCCAAGTATTCTCGTTTCGACCCTCGCAACAAGAAAAGCGGTCGCAACAAACAGCGTTCTATTGAACGCGATCTTAGAATTCACGAGGAAGAAAAACAGCGTAATAAATATCGATACGCTAAAGTTGACTGGGTGTACAACGAAGATGAAGACGAGGATTACATGGTCAGAGACTAAGCGTTATTTGTACAGGGTCGGTCAAGCGCTTTCTATATTTGTTAATGTAATTCTTGGCGGGCCCCCTAATCAAATGTTTTCAGCGCGTAACTGGCACTGGAAGCGTGAAGGTAAACCAAACATAGTACATATTATTGACTACCTGCTCGGTGAACATCACTGCGCAGAAAGTTGGGTGTACTGGCGTGTCAGAAAAGACATAATGCACGAACATTACCTGTTGCAATCTGCTGCAATAGATAGTATAATTATATCAGATGATGAAGTGAGGAGAAAATATGACTGCCCTGGCTACCAAGGTCATCTTGACTGACTGCGATGGGGTTCTGCTAGATTGGGAATACTCGTTTCACAATTGGATTCAATCGCACGGATATGTGCTTGACCCCGGCGTAACCGAATACGGTATGCACAACAAATATAACACTCAGCGCGAAGAGATGAAGCGGATGGTGCGGATGTTCAACGAATCTGCGCAGATCGGCTGGCTGTCTCCGATGCGGGATGCCATCAAATATGTCCGCAAGCTTCACGAAGAGCACGGTTACGTTTTCCACGTGATTACGTCGCTCACCAAAGATCCGTTTGCTTGTGAGCTGCGGACGCAGAACCTTCAGCGGGTGTTTGGCCCAACTGTCTTTGAGCGGTTTATCTATCTCGATACTGGTGAAGACAAAGACGAAGCTCTTTTACCGTATGAGGGAAGCGATTGCTTCTGGATCGAAGATAAGCGTGAAAACGCTGAGGTTGGTATGCAGCTGGGCCTCAACAGCATTCTGATGGCTCACGAACACAACACTGGCAGTTATATCCCGCGGATGTCGGATTGGAAGAGTATCTACTCACACATCACTTCGTATAGGTTTTGAGGAATATATAATGGCACGTCTTACGATTTTTGAACTAATGAATCTCCGATACGAATGGGAAGAGGCTGTTCGTAGCTTTAAGCGTATTAATAAAGAAGGAACGCTTGAAAATCTACAAGCGTTTGTTAATAAGGGTTACAAGTCTAATAGACTACGACCTCAATATGAAGAAGCGATGACAATCGCTCAAAAGATTTTGGATAGTGTATGATGAAACGATTAATCTACCAAGTATATGTCGGTAAACGATCAAAATTATATGATCATTGCACAGCATCTGTAAAGGCGTATGCAGAACAAATTGGCGCTGATTATCAATGCCAGCGCCATCCAATCTTAATGATTCGTCCCGATCCCTTTACAACCAATCGCAGCCGAGAAGCGGTCGACCGCCTCGGCTATTTGCCGATTTACGAAAAAGAAAATGCGTTTATGTGTCTGCGGACATACGATCAAGTCGCTGTAATTGATAGCGACGTCTGGGTTCGTCCTGATGCTCCTAGTGTGTTTGACGACTTCGATCTGTCTTATGACTTTGGCGCGGTTGTTGAACGTGACATGCCGATTACACCACAATATGTCGCGAAAATAGCCAATTATTCCAAAATGCAATATTCATCAATTCGAAGTATTGACTGGAAGTGGAATGAGCGTGGTGGGGAATTTATGAACATGGGTGTTATGCTGATGAACAAATCACTCAATAAGTATTTGAACGGTGAAACGCCTTTGCAGTTTCTTCGTCGCCCTGAATTTAAGCCGTTTATAGATGGACAAGGCCCGTGGAAATGGTCGACAGATCAGACATTGCTAAACACCTGGATTCGTCAAGAGAAGATGAATATCAAGCATATGGATTGGCGTTGGAATGGTTTGTTCACGGCAAACACAAAAATCAAACAATGTCATTTTGTTCATTTTTTCCTGAAAGACAAGTTGCCGGAGCGGGGAGAAAATGTGGAACAGCTAATGAGGGAAGTTCAATGAACAACGAAAAAATTCTATACACTGGGGGAACCTTTGATTTATTTCATGCAGGACACGTTAATTTTTTACGCCAGTGCAAAAAACTCGCTGATAAGGTCGTTGTTTCTCTAAACACTGATGAATTTATTGAAGAATACAAAGGCAAACCACCAATATGCAATTATCAACAGCGTAGAACAATGTTGGAATCTTGTATCTATGTTGATAAGGTGGTTTGTAATTCAGGCGGCCCTGATAGCAAGCCATCAATTTTAGTCACCGGGCCCAACATAATTGCTATTGGAGATGATTGGGCAAAAAAAGATTATTATAAGCAAATGCAATTCACTCAAGAGTGGTTGGATATGTATGATATTACGTTGATCTATATCCCATACACCAAAAATATTAGCACCACTATTATTAAAAAGAAAATTGCCGACTCCCATGTTTAAAAAGTTTTTTATACACATTCCTAAAAATGCTGGAATGACTATACGCAAAAGCCCAGTAATTGCAAATAATATTATTACCGCCACCCCGCAGTGGCACAAAGACAGCGCGTATACAAATGCTGTGCAAATGAAAATGGCTTTACTGGGCGATCATCATGGATTTGAGCATGCACGTTGGCAAGATCTAAACGCAGAAGCGCAGTCGATGCCGGCGTTTGCTGTGATTCGCAATCCGTGGGACAGAGTTATTTCAAGGTATTTTTTTGCAAAGAAAGTGATTGAAGTAGAAAAGAAAGTTTCGGCGAGCTACGCTGACGTTAGCTCATTTGAAGCTTTTCTCGAAGAGCGTCACAAATGGGGCAACGAACCGTATATGTGGCACCGCGCTGTTCGAGGCTGGTATCCTGCATTTGATCATGTTGTCGATCCAGCAACAAATAACATATCAAAACAAATTAGTATTTTGAGGTTTGAATATCTCAACGAAGATCTTTGTAGGTTTTTTGCAATTGCTCAGATGAGTAGAGCGCGGAATGTCACCGCTTTAAATACTGGCTCATATAAAGACCTATATACCGCAACCACCATTCAAGTTGTTGCAGATTGGTACGCCAAGGACATAGAGACTTGGGGATATGATTTTGCATCAGGACCAACAAGAAACACTTTATACAATGAAATCTCTTAAAGTAGCGCTGTGTATATCTGGCTTGTGTCGATTACCTGAACGGCATGTTGTTGCTCAGCATAATAAAATGGTCGCGGCCTTTCGGCCAGCAATTATTTTTTACCACACTTGGAAAGGATATCAACACATTGTTCCTCAGGCACTTCACGAGCAATTGTTGTTGACAGACGAACCAATTGTTGATTATTGTCCTGTAACAGATACTTTGCCATCTCGCAATAAAAAACACGCAGACTACCTAAAAAGAAAATCTATAGATAGTTTCAAAAAACACAATAATGCCACAAAGCAAATTCACGCGCACGCTGATATTGTTAAAGCAAACCAACAACAGTTAGCAGATGTTGATGTTATTATAAGAGCTCGGTGGGATTCACTAGTATCTCTTAAAGTCAACTTTGATCCTTGGATTTTAGCCGCGGCTGAAAAGGGGCCTGTTGGCTTTATGCATCGTAAGGCGGATAATTTAGATACACTTCGCGTTTCGGCTAAAACGGATGATGATAACGACTGGTGTGAATATTTGCCAGATATTATTATTATGCATTCCCCAAAGCATTTTCGCCCAGACTTGGTAAAACAGCTTCACGATCAACATTTGCTACGTTCGGCAGAATGGGGATGGTATCAAGTTCTTAGTCAACCATATGGTGATATACACACCAGTATTCGCGGCGGCGCAAAATCATCTGATGGCCATGGGCGAAACGTAATATTGGAGAAACAAAATGAGTGAATTGCAACAGCTGTTCAATAAACATGGGTGTGATAAATCGAAAAAGCATAAATATCACGAGGTATACGAACCTGATTTTTCTTTGTTAAAAGACCAACCAATTAATTTACTCGAAGTGGGAATTTTTAAAGGAAATAGTGTAGAAGCGTGGATTGAATACTTTCCAAATGCTACAATTTATGGAGTAGATATTTTTACTCGTGTTGTTCCCAACACTATTCCAATTCTAAAACATCCAAGAGTAAAGTGGCTAAAAGCTGATTCGTTAAATCCTGAGCAGGTCGCGCAAATTGGCGAGCAGTGGCCCGGCATTCGTTTTGATGTTATTATCGATGATGGACTTCACACACCTGCTGCAAACGCAAAGACGCTGCAGAATCTGTGGAAATATCTTAAAACTGGCGGTCAGTATTATATAGAAGATGTTTGGCCTATCGATATTATGACAACAAAACAAATGCAGCATTCGTGGGTTCTAAAATATCCACAACGGTACAATCTACTCGAGATGAGTATTTTTCTTAATGCTGTTCAATCTCTTACCTCGAATGTTACTCAATACGACTTAAGAGATCAAACAGGTGAACCGGATAGCTACATCTACAAGTTGATTAAATGAAAACTTATTGTATTACAATTACAGACAATCAAGTGTCGGAGGTTGGATATGCTAACTGCGTATCCAGCGCAAATGCAGTTGGAATCGATTTTGAAATTCAGCGATTTGAGGCAACGACTCCAGATCAAGTTGATAGGTGGCTACGTGGAAACAGAATTAAGTGGAATTATCCATGGGATCAGCCAGTAGTTGATTTTGCATCTGGTCTTGTTAAAACGCCATATCCAACGAGGAACCCGCAGGCGAGAATCGCTTGCGCAATTTCTCACTATCGGCTGTGGGAACAATGTGCAATCAACAATGACCCAATTTTAATCCTCGAACACGACGCAGAATTCGTCAATAGGCTGACTGACGAAGTGTTTGGTGGTTGTCCTTACCAGATTGTCGGGATCAACGATCCTCGCGGTGCTACGAGGCGCTCACAACAGTTTTACAACCAGATAATCAGCATGGGCGATTGGATTGGCCCCGTGCCGAAGGTCGATGATTTGAAGGTTCCTCAAGGACTAGCGGGTAATAGTGCATATGTAATTTGGCCCCGCGGCGCTCGGCATCTTTTAAAATTAGTCGAGCAATATGGTTTGTGGCCCAATGACGCTTTAATGTGTCAACAACTTGTTCCTTTGATGGGTGTAACTAAGGTGATGTTTACTCGAGTTAATAAAATGCGGAGTACGACTACGTTATGAGAGCATATGTAATTACAATAATGAATAATGCGCGATCGGTTGAAGTTGCTGAGCGAGCCGTCAAGACCGGCCGCGAAACTGGTAAGGTTGCAACTGAGCTTTTTGAAGCCACTACACCAGAGACCGCCGAACAACATTATAATCAGTATCAAATTCCAAAACGAGGATTCGCCGAAAAGTGGTCGCGCGAAGACAGATGCGCCGCGGCGTTTATGTCACATTGTCGTTTGTGGCATAAGGCAATTGAAGACCGCCGCCCGGTGATTATTCTCGAGCATGACGCTGTGTTTGTAGACAGAATGCCAACACTGGTTTTTGAGAGTGTGGTAAATATTGCTAAACCATCTTATGGAAAATTTAACATACCCAGAACCATTAGTGTTCAGCCTCTACAAAGCAAACGATATTTTGGCGGCGCTCATGGGTATGTGGTTAGCCCTTCAGGCGCAGAAATGCTAATTAATTTCGCAAAAGATAAATCTCCAGGGCCCACGGACGTGTTTTTGCACTTGGATAATTTTTCTAACCTACAAGAATATTATCCATGGGTAGTGGAAGCTCGTGACACATTTACGACAATTCAGCGACATGCTGGGTGTATGGCAAAGCACAATTACAATGACAAATACGAAATTATATAAGCTGTTTATTACTGGATGCGATTCAAACACATCTTGGATGTTGCCTTGGTTTCAAGAAAATTTTTACAAACATAATCCAGGCGCGCAATTATTTGTGTACAATTTTGATGCGTTTGCTCCGGAACAAAAGGGCTGGTTTAAAAAACCAGCTGCTATGGTAGATGCTTCTAAAAAAGCAAAACATGTTTGCTGGATTGATACTGATTGTGAAGTACGCGGAAATATTGAAAACATCTTTGATTATGTCGAACCAAATAAATTGGCGATGGTCGAAGATGTTCCGTGGACAAAACGCCGCGAAGAAAAATGGCACAATAGTGGGGTGGTCGCTTTTCAAGACATGCCGGCGATCCTTCGGAAATGGAAGGAGCACGTGTCTACAACTCCTATTGTCGGAGACCAAGAGGTGCTACATTTATTGTTACGTCAAGGAATGATGAGACTGATGCATATCACAGACTTACCAAGAAAGTACAATGTATTGCGATTGGATCTACAAGACGGCTCAGCGCCGAAAGATATAAAAATAATGCACTGGACAGGTGAGAAGGGTAAAGAACACATAAGGCAGGTGATGAAAAATGGGTAAGGTGGCTCACGTTATTGGAAATGGCGATAGTGCGGTGATGTACAAGCCCTCAAAAGGTTTTAAAATTACATGTAACCTTCCTCCTTTTACGGTTGAAAATGTTTACACGACATGTATGGTTGATTTTAAAATGATGGCCGCAATTGCAGAGGGAAGTGTAACCGTTCCTGGTGAATGGGTGCTGGGAATGAGACCAAAAATCTGGGCTGAAGCGCGCCCAGATTTTTTTATGAAATATGCGAAACAAATTAAAGAATTTTATACAGTGCTGCCAAAATACAAACATCAATCAGGAGCAGAAATTAACTACACCGATTTTAATTGCGGTCACATGGCCACTCACTACACCGCTAATAGACTAAAAGCAAACGAGATTCATATGTACGGGTTTGATTCTATGTTTGATTTTAATCTCAGAAGTTGTAGCGATCTGTATCTGACCAGCGATCGAAGTCCGTTGAACAGCAACAGGTTGACAAACAACTGGCGCGCGATCTGGCCTCAGCTGTTTGCTGATTTCCCCGACGTACAGTTCGTTTTGTATCACAAGCATGACGCGATCAAATTCCCCGTCAGCGATAATGTCGAGATCAGGACAAAATAACTGTTGACCTCTGTAGCTTGCTGGCTTATATTAGGGGTGTAGCAAGGAGAGATCAATGAAAACCTTCAAGATCGAACTGACCGAACAGCAAGCGCGGTACATTGCAGCCAGCGCTGCTCATTCGTTGTGCGCTAGCGAGTTAACGTTTGAAGAGCAGGAAGAACTCGAGTTGATCTGGGGCATGATTCATGCTATGATTGATGAGGGCGACACTGAAACGACTCACTGTTTTCATCTGTAGGAGCTACTAAGATGCACATTGAAGTTTGGTTTGATCGCTACCAGTTCAAGACGTGGTTGGTTTCCTTCTTCGATGAAGAGGGAACGCCGTATGGCGAGTCCGAATACTTTCACCTGAAGTCGGAAGCTGTCGACCGTGCAAAGCGGATCGCTTCTCCGTTAAAGATCGCTGTCAAGGTGTTCACGCGCGCCGGGATCGAGCTGTGATTTACGAATACGACGGACGTTTTGCGAAGAAGACGCGCTTGCTAATCGACAAAGCGATGGCGCATGTGATTAACTTTTTGGAGTTGCCTGCCGCTGTTACTGTCTATGTGGTCCCTAGTAACGACGAGGAGCAGACCGTCGGCGGATGTATGCAAATTAGTCGGCACACGTATGAAGTAACGATAAATACCAAGCAGCGCCCGGCAGAAATTGTCCGGACAATTATTCACGAAATGAAGCATGTTGAGCAGTATGCCAACAAAAAAATGACTCAGAAGAGTTGGAATAACAAAAGTATCATGGTATACCGCGGAGTGAATTACTTTGATCTACCATGGGAGAAAGAAGCATATGAGTTCGAAGAACGAATCTGGGGACGGTTCAAAAAAATCTGACGATCCATGTGACGATTGGTCGCAAGTACCTAAAAACGAAAATCCTTTACATCATGATCAAGAGGTGCATACACATGAAGACGAAGATGACTGCAGCTAACATTGCCGCTTATATTATTCAAAAGCAGTATCATACCAATAGCGTTAACGGAAAGCTGATCGAAGATGTGGTTGACGAGTGTTTGTATCTTGATATGGAAGCAAAAATCCTTCCGGCCCTGTGCACTATGGAAGTAGATACAGCATTTCGCATTGTTGAAAGCATTATAAAAGAGCAAGCGGAGAGTGCAGAATGATCAATGATGCAATAACAACAATGATAGCTGTATACCGAGAGTTTACAGAATTTGAAAAGCAGGTTCATGTTGAAATTCTTACGTGGGCTGTAGATAATAGTCTAACTTTTGAAGACCAAAGAGATATGTACAAGGCATATTGGAAAGATGTGCTGAAATAAATAGAGCAAGCCTCGATTCCCCGACATCGGTCTTCTAAACCGATCCTTAGAGTTGGGTGGATGGCAGCGGGTTCGATTCCTGGTCGGGGCGCCAAATTCAATGGCCACGTGGAGAAACGGGTAAACTCGGTGAACTTAAAATTCACTGCCTTGTGCTTGTCGGTTCGAGTCCGACCGTGGCTACCAACAACAAAGAAAGAAGCTCGATGTACTACGTAAAAGAAAGTGGTTGGTATTATAGCAAGCTTCACGGTCCGTACGAGACTCTTCAAGAAGCAATTGCCAACAAACCCAGTGACAAACTTTGGTACACAGGGAGGCCTTATAAGGGAATTTTAATTTTTTTCACCTTGTTGTATCCACATTTTAAATAAGCCGGCACGGCAGAAGGGTTAACTATTTTTTCTTCACCTTCCCTTTCGATTATCCATTTGGTTGTAAAACTAGAGCATTTTCTTTTAATAATTGTTTTACCGGATTTAATATTTTCCGCTCTTTTTTGCGCACCCAACTTGCCTCGTCTAGAATGCTCTTCTTTTGAAAGTTTTGGAAAGTGGTTATTGCCCAACATAGCCTTTGAGATAGATTCTCTTCTTCGTTTTTCTGCGACTGGATCTTTTGAACATAATCTTGGTGCTGATATTGCTTGATTTAGGATTTTCGGGTTTGTTATTGCACTTATTCTTTTAAGTAATTTTGTTTCATGCAGTCTAGCTTCTTCGTATGTTTCAAATTGTTTTCTTAGCTTGAATTCGAAGTTTTCTACGCCACTCTCGTTTATGAGTCTTTTTACCAACTTAGAAGAAGAAAAATATGTCTGACCCAAGTCAAAAACAGAGGATTTTCTAACACCATAATAAATATTACCGGTTGCGATGTGTTTGATTGAATATGCATATGCTTTCATGAGATTTTCTTTCCATCTGGTGCTATATTATTTATAATAAAACAGGTTTTCGGTCCCATAGTTTAGCGGTAAAACACCCGGCTTATATCCGGCATTGTCTCCAGATTAGAGAGCGTCCTAGGTTCGAATCCTAGTGGGACTACCAATTTAACTAAGAGTGGTTGGTTCGAATCCAGACACTCCTACCATTAATGGTCCTGTAGCATAACGGTTAATGCCACGTGCTCATAACGCGTTCGATATCAGTTCAAATCTGATCGG